AAATGAACAAAGAATCTGAGGTAACTCAGGCTATACAAAAAACAAATCCACATATGGTCGAAGAATCAGTTTGGTCTTCAGGCGGAACTGATGTCGTTGTATCATTTCCTATCTTGCCTAAAGAAGGATCAATGCTCAAAGACGAACTAATAGGAGTTGACCATCTTGAAAAAGTCAAGCTAGCTCAAGAGCATTGGGTAAATGCTGGTACAAATGAAGAGTTATGTGCTGATAAAGGTATTCGTCATAACGTATCTAATACTATTATCGTAAAAGATTGGGATGAAGTAGAAAGCTATGTGTTTAAAAATCGCAGGAGCTTTGCAGGTATTTCTTTCTTATCTTCAATGGGTGACAAAGACTTTAACCAAGCACCAAACACCGGAGTTATCGATGCAAATACGATGGTTGATAAATACGGAACAGCTGCCATCTTTGCAAGCGGCTTGGTCGTTGATGCACTTAATGCATTTGATAATCTTTGGAATGCTTGTTCTACTGCTCAAGGTATGGGTGAAGATCTATCGGTTGAGTCTACACAAACTGCATTAAAGAAAGATTGGATTCGTAGATTTAATAACTTTGCAAATAATTATTTAGATGGCAATTTAAAAGAAACCGAGTATTGTTTAAAGGATTCTTATTTGTTACATAAATGGCATAAGATTAATGCTAACTTTAAAGATATTAGTTGGGAACAAGATCTGACCGAGAAAAAGTATACAGACGTTGATACGTTAAGTGCTGCGGCTTGTGCAGGTGGGGCTTGTGAGATAGACTTTTAATGAAAGAAAAACATTTTGTAGTCGAGTGTCGATATTGCGACATTGAAGTAGAAATATTTAGTAGAACTGACATGCTAGTTGAGTATTGTCCTTTTTGCGGTGAAGAAAATAATGCACTCGAATTAGACTCAGACGAATACCAAGATATATAAACCTATGTGGGTTTATGATAATAATGAATTTAACGAAACCCCTGATGAATTTCAGGGGTTTGTTTATATGATAACTGAGTTAGATACAGGAAAAAAATATATTGGTAAAAAGTTTTTCTGGAAACCAAAAATATTGCCTGTTACTAAATCACGCAAACGTAGAGTACGCACAAGAGTCGAATCTGATTGGCGTACATATTATGGTTCAAACAAAGAAGTACAAACTTTAGTTGAATCAAAAGGTAAAGATAACTACAAAAGAGAAATCTTAAAGCTCTGTAAGTCAAAGGGCGAATGTTCTTATTACGAAGCAAAACTCCAATTTCAATACGACGTGTTATTATCTAATGAATTTTATAATGAATTTATTGGATGTAAGATACACTCTAAGCATATATAATATATGAGGATAATATGGTAAGACCAGTATATGAAGTGATTCGTCGAACTAAGAACCGGCGAAACAAAGAAGATAAAATTAAAGAGCTGCACGAAAATGAATCTTGGGCTTTAAAAGATATTTTACGTGGATCATATGATTCTACCGTGCAATTTAATTTCCCAGAAGGCGATCCGCCTTATACTCCTAATCAGTCACATAACGCACCATCTAACCTTCTCAAGGAACACAAAAGATTTGTGTACTTTGTAGTCGGAGGTCCAGGTGATGAGATGCCGTCATACAAACGTGAAAGAATTCTATTTGAAATTTTAGAAGGCATACATCCGGATGATGCTAAACTAGTTGTGTCAATGATTAATAAAAAGAAATTAGACGGTATTTCGAGGCCGGTAATCGAGGAAGCATTTCCTGGATTATTGCAGGATACATCATGATGGTGTGATTATTTTACTTTTAAGGAGACACTTATACATGTCAGAAAATCAGCTAGAACGTCTTAGACAAGATTCGCTTGAACTACAGGAATATGCCCAAAAACTTGAACGGAAAGGCAAGATCTCACTAATGCAAAAAATTCTGGCTAAGCGAAAATATTTAGACAATCGTATAAAAGAAGCTTCATAGTAAAAAAAGGAGTGTACTTCCCCCCTAAATTGTGGTATAATAAAGTATCAACTTTAGCGGGGGATAGTATACCATGAATATTTTTATCCTAGACACAGATCCAATCGTAGCAGCTCAATGGCAATGCGACAAACATGTCGTAAAAATGATCGTCGAGTCGGCTCAAATGCTTTCAACAGCACATCGTATTCTTGACGGTGAACAAACTCGTCGGCCATCAAAGTCCGGCAAGACCATGGTCAAATACTGGGTTCATCCAAAGCAAGATCTAGAAGATACATTGTATAAAGCCGTACATGTTGGTCATCCATGTACAGTATGGACTATGGAATCTGTTTCTAATTATATATGGCACTACCAGCACTGGAAAGCATTGTGTATCGAGTATCGGTTTCGTTACAATAAAACTCACAGTACAGAAACTTTGTTAACAGATGTATTACGAGATGCACCACGCAATATCAATTATAATAAATCGCTTACGCCATTTGCTCTTGCAATGACACATGAACCACAATGCATTCACGAAGGTGATCCTGTCAGATCTTATCAAGAATATTATCATACAAAACAAGATCGTTTTAAAATGAAATGGACGCGGCGGCAAATACCTGAATGGTTTAAGGTTGCAGCGTAATATATATTATATAACGAGAGATAGTCATGCCAATATATACAGTCAAAAAAGATAATCCCAAATCCACAAAGACATGGGAAATCAATTGTTCATATAAAGAATTACAAGACATGCTAGAAGAGTATAAACTAGTACAAGTATTATCGGCTCCTAAAATTGTATCATCTACTGGTGGAGTTTTGTCTAAAACACCTGATAGTTGGAAAGAACATCTCGGTCGTATAAAGAAGGGAGCGGGCAAAGGAAATACTATCCGGACATGAAACGAAATAAGCAGCCAAACAATTCTATGACGGTTCGTCTAGATGATTTATTAGAATATGAACCATTAACTGAAAATCAAAGAAAAGCTTTTGATGCATGGGATGAAGACTGTAATTTAGTATTAGCTGGTTCTGCGGGAACCGGTAAAACTTTTGTCGGAATGTATCTTGGTTTAGAAACTATTTTAGATTCTAATACTTTGCAAGATAGATTAATTATTATAAGATCTATGGTTCCTACAAGAGATATGGGATATTTGCCTGGTACTAAAGAAGAAAAAGAACAAGCATATGTTGCTCCATACAAAGCAATAGCATGTGATTTATTTGGAGATAAAGGCTCATGGAGTAAAGCTATCTCTTCGAATAAAATACAGTTTGAGTCTACATCTTTTATTAGAGGTGTAACTGTAGATAATGCTGTGATATTAGTAGATGAAATGCAGAATTTAAACTTTCACGAATTAGATTCTGTTATAACTCGGGTTGGCAGAGATTCTCGTGTAATATTCTCTGGCGATCACTTACAAACAGATTTTAAATATGAAGATGATAAACAAGGAATATATAAATTTTTATCTATCGTCGAACAATTGAAAAACTTTGATATAATAAATTTTGGATGGGAAGATATTGTCCGATCTGATTTTGTTAGAGATTATATTATGACAAAAGAAATGCTAAACCTATAGGAGGAAATATGGCGTTTAAACTATCAAATCGGTCAAGGAATAAACTTGACGGTGTTCATCCACAATTAGTGGCTGTTGTTGAACACGCAATAAAAGTAACTAAGGTCGACTTTGGTGTAACCTACGGTGTACGTACTGTCGAAGAACAAGAAAGACTTGTAGCAGCTGGTAGATCACAGACTATGAAGTCAAAACATTTAATTCAACCTGACGGATTCTCACATGCCGTAGATGTCGTTGCGTACGACGGTTCAGACGTTGTATGGGAAATAAACGTATATGATGATATATGTGATGCATTTAAAGAAGGTGCTGTAGATGTTGGTCTAGCTGTTAAATGGGGCGCGGCGTGGTCTGAAGGTGATATTAGAACGTACGAAGGTACAGCTGAAGATGCAATGAATGCTTACATTGACTTACGTAGATCTCAAGGCAGACGACCATTCATTGACGGACCACATTTTGAGGTCATGTCGTAAATTAACTGTGTACAAACACGTTAATTCGTGTTAGAATGTAATTATGAATTATATACATGAAAAAATTGACTTAGGCTATGAAACTCTAAAAAGAGAAGATGGCGAGAAACGCAGGTATGTCACTCCAGAAGGTGTGGCATATCCTAGCGTTACGACTGTAACCTCTATTCTTAACGAAGATAAGATCGCTAAATGGCGAGCTAAGGTCGGCGAAGAAGAAGCCAACAAGATAGGACACAAAGCTGCAACTCGTGGCACTGCGGTTCATACTCTTGTAGAAAAATATCTTAAGAACGATCCAGATTATGCAGAAGATGTATTACCACATGTAATGCAAAGTCTGACTAATATGAAACCTATTCTTGAAAAGCGTATGAATATTGTATACGATCAAGAAGTTCCATTATATAGTGATTATCTTAAATTAGCAGGCACTTGCGATTGTGCTTGTAAGTTTGATAATGTAAACAGCATTGTCGATTTTAAAACCTCTCGATTCCCTAAAAAGAAATCTATGCTTGATCATTACTTTATTCAAGCATGCGCATATTCTATTATGTGGGAAGAACGCACTGGTATGCCTATGCCTAATCTTGTAATTATAATGGATGTCGATAATGGCAGAGCTCTTACTTATAAAGAGCATCGTGATAATTGGACAGATAAGCTTCATGAAACTATTGAACTGTATCATAAAAGAAACAGACAGAAAGTAATATAATTTTTCTTATGTACATTCCATTAAAAATGTGGTAGTATACAATATGAAAGGAAATTATATGAATGATTTAAATAATTTAGATAAAGTAATCTTAACAGATTGTGATGGCGTTCTCATGAACTGGGAATATGCTATGAATGTTTGGATGCAATCACAAGGATATGAGATTGTAGATAATGGTCAAGAACATTATGATATGGGTGATCGTTACGACTTAAGTCATTTTGATAGAAAAATGCTTGTTAGGCGTTTCAATGAATCTGCTGCGATGGGTTTTTTACCACCTCTTCGAGATGCAATGTATTACGTAGATCTTCTACATCGTAAACATGGTTATACCTTTCATATGATAACTGCTCTTTCAAATAACGAGCATGCTCAAAAGCTTCGTATTCAAAATACTAAAAAATTATTTGGCGAAACTGCCTTTACTCAATTCATATTTTGTGATACTGGTGCAGATAAAGATGAGGTTCTAGAACCATATCGAGATACCGGTCTTATCTGGATCGAAGATAAATTTCAAAATGCTGAGCTCGGTAACGATCTTGGTCTTGAATCAATTATGGTCGAACATGCACATAATATGCATAATACTACATTCCCAACTTTTGCAAGATGGAAGGACATTTATGAGTACATCACTGGCGAGTCTGCTTAGTCTACGTTCCGAATATGAAGAAATTATACGACGTTATCGTATTCCTGAAGAGTACAAGAATGGTTGTATAGATAGTCTTATATGGTTTAAGTCTAATGGCAAAGGATCTAATCGCCTTAGAACTCGATATAAACGTGCTAATGAAATTGCTGATATTATTTTAGAAGAATATGAATATGAAAAAAAGAGTCATATATCAAGTATACGTGGGAAAAAGGTCGCGACTTTATGATCACTGCGTAGAATCTGTTAAAGATTATTGCAAGTTGCATAACATAGAACACGTTGTGCAAAGACAACCAATCCTAAAAATTAAACCTGATGTCTTTGCTACGAATCGTAGTAAAGAGTCATACGAAAAACATGGCGGTTTTCTTCCAATATTTGAGAAGGAAAACGCCTTTACTTATTTGAAGACCAACAATCAGGTTGCAATCATTGATGCCGATATATGGATACGTCCTGATTCGCCAAATATATTTGATGAAGTACCGGCAGAATATGATTTTGGCGGTGTCTTAGAACGTGAGATGCCAACTACTGTACAATATACGTATAAAATTTCAAACTATACAAGAATGCAATACGGCATGAATCCATTACAAAATTTATTTGATTGGAAACATTCAGGCGGTGCAAACTTTTATAATATGGGAATGATGGTATTAAACACAGGATTTCAAGAATATCTTAAGGGTCAAACACCTATGCAGTTTTTAATGCGGCCAGAGTTTAAAGCCTTTATCGACGGCATAGGAAATTGGAAATGGTCAACCGATCAAACACTTCTTAATGTTTTTGTAAAAGAAAGCAAAATGAGTGTAAAAAATCTTTCTTTTGAATGGAATGGTTTATTTACTGGTATTGAAATGAATAGGATTCCAGAATGTCACTTTGTTCATTTCTTTCTTAAAGATAAGTTACCTAATAACGGAGAAAACGTAGAGGAGCTTATGAAGTATGTTAGTTGACAATAGAAAAATATTTGTACATATTCCGAAAAATGCTGGAATGACAATACGTCATAGTGTTTTTTTAAAAGAAAAGATATTAGTTAATGGTGCAAATACCCATAAGAGTCGAGAGTACACTCAAAAATTATTAGATACAATGGCATTGACAGGAGATCATCATGGAATTGAACATGCTAGATGGAGAGACCTTCACCCAGATTATACAGGCCGTTTTCGTGCTTTTGCTGTGGTTCGTAATCCTTGGGATCGGGTCGTTAGTCGTTACTTTTTTGCAAAGAAAGTTATCGAAGTTGAAAAAAAGATGGACAAATCATATGCAGACGTTTCGAGCTTTGATGCCTTTCTAGAAGAACGACATAAGTGGGGAAGCCATGATTTTATGTGGCACCGTGCTGTCCGCGGATGGTACCCTGCAACAGATCACGTATGTGATGAAAATGGTAATCTGAAATGTGATATAATTAGATTTGAGAACTTAAACGAAGATCTCAAAGAATATTTTGGATTAGTACAAATGTCTCGTGCAAGAAATGTAACAGCATTGAATCCAGGTACATATATGGATATGTACAATGACAAGACTCGTCAGATTATTGCTGATTGGTATAGAGAAGATATTGATATGTGGGGATATGACTTTGATACCGGTCCAACTAAAAATTACTGGAGATTAATTTATGGGTGAACTAGGAAATCTATTTAACAAATATGGTTGTGATAAAACTCAAAAGCATCAGTATGATCGTATCTATGAACCGGCTTTTGAAAAGCTTAGAGATAAAGAAATTAATATTCTCGAAGTCGGAATATTTAATGGTCATAGTACTGAAGCCTTTCATGAGTATTTGCCAAAAGCTAATTTATATGGAATAGACATTTTTACCAGAACTAAAGCTGAAAATTTAGATTGTTATAAAAAAGATCGTACACATTTTTTAAAAGCAAGTAGTATCGAACCATCAGTTAAAACTCAGTTAATGCAAAAATTTGGTAATGTAAAGTTTGATTTTATAATTGATGATGGTATGCATACTCCATTAGCTAATAAAATGACGTTTAGATATTTGTCTCCATTTCTCAATGAAGGTGGAGTATTTTTTATTGAGGATGTATTTCCTCTTGAGTCTATGACATTTGAAGAACTTAAACATCCATGGTTATTACAACATCCGGATAGATATAATGCATTAGAAAATAATATGTTTCTTGCAGAAATTGAAAAATCAGGAATGAAAATCGTCAGGCACGATAACCGCAAGTTAACAGGAGAGCCAGATAGCTATATTGTAGAGTTAAGAAAATGAAAGCATATGTCATAACACTTGACGGCAATACCGTATCAGAAGCAGGAGCAGCTGAATGTATACGATCATCTCACGCTGTAGGAAACGATTTCGTTGTACAATCATTTAGAGCGGTACCGCCGGAAAATGCTTGGAGAAGTTTAGCTGAAGAAGGATTAAAGTGGGGTTATCCATGGAATACTCCAACGCTAGACATGTCAACAGGTTTAAAATTATCACCATATCAAACGGCCGACAAGCGAAAGCGAGTCGGCTGTTTCATGAGTCACTACAAATTATGGCAAATGGCACTTGAAGAACCTATCTTAGTTTTAGAACACGATGCGGTCTTTACTCAAAAGCTTGATACAGAATATTTAGTGCAATTAACTAAACATGGCGTTATAGGAATAAATGATCCACGTGGTGCAACACGCAAGTCTCATGTTTTCCATACATTAATCTGCGAGAGTCGTTGGCCTATACAACCTATTCCTCAGATAGATAACATGGAAGTTCCACAGGGATTAGCCGGAAACTCTGCATATATAATTAAACCATTTGCAGCAAAGAAGA